AAGTATTGTTTTAAGATTTCCTGAATCATATGTTGTCCACAATCCTAATTTAAGAGAACAGTCAGTACCTGGAATACCGTTTGTGCCGCCAATTTCAATTCTTAATTTACCGTCATCTGTTGAGCCATCACTTTCAGCTAGACTATCTGCAAAGATTTCAATTTGTCCTGATGCATTTGCTCTAGCAGTAACACCATTAATACTTGCGGTGTTAATATCACTAGCCGCAGATGCAACTGTTGTTCCTGTTAACGCAATGTTTGCGTTATTAATTCTCATTGTTTGTCCAACAGCTAGGTTTGCTGGATTAGCAATACTGCCTGTTATTGTTGGTACTCTGTCTTTCCAATCATCACTACCAACTAATGCCCAAGTATTGTCGTAACCTTTTAGATATATTGGATTTGATGAGCTAGTAGTAACTACAGCGTATTCACCAATTGATCCAACTGAACTAAGAGGAACTGTACCAGTTACTTGTGCTGTGTTTGAAATAATTCTTGGTGTTTGTTTAATAAAAGTGTTTCCGTCAGCACCCCAATTATAGAGACCCCATTCGGTACCACTCGTGCTTATGTCTAACCAATATGTTGCATCAGTTGGCTCGCCAGTTGGGCGAATGCTTGTACCTTCTAGTTGTGCTAAATCAACATTTGCACGTTGTACATATAACTGATTGGATACACCAAGAGCACTGTATGCCGCCATTAGTCCGTATTCGTTACGCTCATCACCATTTAAAGGATTATCAGCTGAATCAACTTCAAATGCAATTGAACCATATTTTGTTACTAGATCTCTTTGGCTAGTAATGTTAAACACCTTATCAGCATTTGCCGCTGTTGTGTAAGAAGCAACTGTGCCTGCTGGTGTAAGTTTATCTTGTTTTGTAGCAACAAGCAAGTAAGCGATCGATCCTGCCGCTGTTGGAGTATATTGACTTTCATCAGTTACCGTAACTGATACTCCGGGTGAAATTAGTGCCATTGTCTTTTCCTCTAATTGGGTTACTTTAAACTATTTATAATTATTTTGCTTTTTTGGTGGTGTTAACTGCCCTTTTAAAGGTTCAGCTAAATAACTGTATGCAAAAGCGATCTTTATGCGTAGCGTGTGGTAAAAAGCCCGCCGCAGTTAACTATAAACGCAATAACAAAACCTATTATAGAAGTCGTTGCGACAGTTGTATCAGGAAAAAGTTTAAAAAAGTAGCACCTAAACCCGGGTGGATCAAAGCAGGATACAGGAAGAAAGTAGCTTGTGAAAAGTGTGGATTTAAAGCCAAATATAAAGAGCAATTATTTGTTTATTACGTGGATGGTAATCTTAACAATAACCACCAGTTAAACTTAAAAACTATCTGTGCTAACTGCCAGTATGAGATTGCAAAAGAAGGTCTTGGCTGGGCTCAGGGAGATCTGATTCCGGATTATTAACAGCGATCAAACCCTCAACTTGACTATATAAGTCATCAAGCGTGGTATCATTTACAAATATTTTATCAAATTCTTGTCCCACCCAACTGTACTCACTAGCATGTACTCCTTGTTGTTCTAACTGTCCTCTACTCAATGCCCAACTAAAGTTTTGATTGGGTCCTTTATTATATTGTATAGCTTGATCATACCAGACTGGTTCAGGGCCGCGTTTGACTCTAATTACTTGCCCACCTAGTTCTCTTATTGCTTTAAGTTCATTAGGAAAGCGACAGTCTGTAATAACTATGTCATCTTTGGCCGTTGCCAATTTGTGTTCTAAACTAGCTATCCACATATCATCGTGGAATGTCTGTCTTACTACTTCTGTTCCCCAATACTGTAATACCCATCTAGGAGTTAGGTTAGGCATATCTAAACGTTCTGCCCACCATTCATCTACTTGTTCACGCCACTCACGACTCTGTTTTGATCTGCCTTCAAGCATCTCTCTGTCCCAATTGAATGTTACTGCTACTGAATCTTTAAGTGAATTTGCGAATGACTCGCGTTTATAACCATGAATGTTTACGAGGTAATCAGCTATGGTATCTTTACCACTGCCCATAAAACCGCATATACCTATAATTGATGACATCACACTCCCTCGTTGAACTAATAGTATAACTTAAAAATGTTACAAGGTCAAATAATTATTAACCGTTAACCCACCACATTGGTTGTCCACCGTCCATATACAACTTAATTTCTTCATCAAGTTTTTCTAACAGTGCTAGACCTTCTTGTTTAATTGCTGATCCGTTTAGTGTAGTACCGCCTTGTGGCCCTGCGATTGTAGCAAACTTCTCACGTGCTTGCCCGATACTTATTGCTGTTAGAGCATAAGCATAGTCTTGTATCCATGGAAACGCTTGTGGGTCATTTAACAACATTTGATCTGGTTTATAGTTGAATGTCCAAAGCAATACACTTTCCCTTGGTTGATCTTCTGTACCAGCAAATGGAACTTTACGTACTATTGTTAGTTTTTTAGTTACCTTGTTCCATGTAAAGTTCATGAATCCGCCAAACATTTTCATTGACAACTCTTGATACCCTGTAAACAGTTCGTACGAAGCTAGTCCTCCAACACGGCCTGCTACTAACATATAAGTGTTTAGGTATCCTGATGCAAATGGTTCAAATTGACTAGCTGTAGTGCCTGTTACTGACCCGATACCGCGTCTAAATATCTGTTTAACATCAATAATATAACTAGGTAATATGTATTCTTGTGTTTCAGGATATATATCTAAAAATGCATAACTTTCTTCAACAGCATTAGAACTACGCTGTCTATATCTTTTGAATGCTTGTTTAATGCCCATCTCAAAATGTTCTTGATCGGCTTCAACATCAATCATGCCGTAACCTAATCTTAATCTTATGTAATCAATGATTTCAGCTCTTACTGAAGCTACAGAATCAAGTTGAGCTTGCAGGTTTGCGTCAAATGCAATATGTCCAGCACCAGTGCCTGTAACATTAGAGTAGAGATCTTTTGTCTCAACCGAAAGTTCTTGTGTTAAGTTAGCTGAGGTATTTGATATAAATTCTGGTAATTCGTTGGCCATTTGTTTTATCCTATTATATCAGTATTTATCCTGAACAACAAGATAACTTTAGATTACTTTAAGGAGTATTGTATCCTGATTGATACGACCATTAAGTTTAGTATCTGTAGTTTTGATGTTTTCTAAAAACTTACGTAACTGTATTTTACCTGCACCTTTAAAGTCTTTTAATTGTTGCTCTGATTTACGCAAAGTTTTTTGCATACTCTGTGCTGTATCAAATCCAATGATACTAGTACCTTTGACTCCTAGGTGTGCTTGGTGTGCGTCAGCAACATACTTACCTAGTTTACGTGTTTTAGTATTGTATACCCATAGCTGTGTACTACCTAGTATATCTACAGGGTTTACTGATACTAACTTGCTCTTACTATCTTCTTTAAGATATTTTAGTTTAGCTACTACCTTTTCTTTTGCTGGTGCCTTACGTACTCTGGCTTTTTTAGTAGCTTTCTTAACTTGTTCGTAGGCTTCTAAATCAGTGAATAATTTACTATAAAATGTTTCAAAACGCTTGTAATCAGCCGCTTTGTAGTGACTATAACCGTCTTTTAGTTGCTCGTCTTGTCCTGCTTTAGCATCTATTAGTTCTTGCCTGTGTGCTCTGAAAAAGCCTGCTATCTTTTTAATCAATGCCTGTGGACAGTTTTGTGTTTTGAGATATTCAAATGCTTTAGGATCCGCAACAGTGTCGCCATTCATTAATTGATCTTCGTACTGTTCAAAATGTAAGATGTGTTTGTTAGCTATTTCATTCATACGATCTTGTATGGTTGGTTGTTGTGGCTTATTATCTTTTTTAGTGTCTTTAACTTCTTCAATAATGTGTTCTGCTTTTGCTAATAGTTTTTCTAGTCTTTCATTTACAAAGTCTATCGGACTCTTAACTTCACCCTCAGTGCCACCTAGCGATTCCCAATACTCTTTGTGTTCTTGATGTTCTACTGGCATACCCAATGTTAACATTCTACACACAGCACCTAGTGTATTACTAAACTGATTGTCAGGATTCTTACCTATCAGCTTGCTATATTCTTGCCATTGCTC